TAAGCTAACGCTTGAAACTGTGTGACTGCTTCTGCAAGAACTGGGTGAGTTGCACCTGCAGCTCCATTAAAAGGTTCTGTTCTATCTTCGTATTTAAATCCTAAAAGATCTAAACCAGTTATGTAAGTGTGTTCCCATTCTTTACGAGACTCTTTGTAGTCCATGTAGTTTTGATTTAATTCTGAACCTAGAGGACCTAATATTTCCTCTGGTAATAACTCGGCTAAATTGTCAAAGTGGTTTTCACTTTGTGCTTGGTTAAATGCTCCAGGTTCAAAATTAATTTCTACACCGCCATCTTCAGTGGGAGTAATTTCTGTTTCACCAGCATTAGGTACTGATTCGGTAATTTCTTCTTGAACCTCGACTTGCTCTTCGGGTCCTGCTATCTCAACCTTTTTTCTTATTTCGGTTAATGCTTTGTCTATGTCTGCCATTTATATTCTCCAATTTATCTTGTTTATATGCTTTTGATTCATTAATCAAGCCTTGAGGATCAGGGCCACTAAGGGGAGGTATTTGATCCCTTTTTACATAAGGCATGTTTTTAGTAAGAGTTGGGTTTTTATACTTACTAGGGTGTTTAAATGCAAAAGGCATTACCAGTATAATATCTTTTTTCTTTTAGGTTGCTCTTCTTCTTGATAATCTTCAGGGTGATCTATAAATCCGCCTTGTCTGTATCTTAACAGAGCCTGTGTTGTACTGTCAACTAAATCGTCATGATCACCATAAGGAAACGCTGCACATTCTTCAACGAGCTCTTGTGCAAACTCTTGATCGAGAGGCGCCCAAATTTGTCCGGCTTCAAAAAGTGGAGACACTGCATTTACTCTTGCAACTTTATCTTGACCTTTACTCGGTGTAAAATTCATTGCAGGAATTCCCATCTGTCTAAGTTCATACATCAAAGGTAGTCCTGATGCCTTTGCTTCAATGATGACTGTTTCAGGATTCCAATATTTATATTGCTCTAAGGCAACACGACGAAGTTCTGGAAACTCTAAACGTTCCTTATAAGAATCTAATAATATTAATTGACGAGGTGAGTCTTCGTTTGGGCGAAAAACTCCCCAAGTAGTAATAGCAGAGTAATCTGCAGTTTCTTTTTTAAGGTAAGCTGTATCATAACTTTGAATTGTATGCTCGATGTGGGGCATATGTTTAGACTCCCAATTTTTCCACCACTCCCTTTTAATGAGAGCTCCTTCTTCTGAAGTTGGGTTCTGCATGTATTGCGCGTTCCACTTTGCAACACCTGCGGATGCTTTAACAGATTCGAGGTCCTCGAGCTTCCAATATTCAGGCCAGACTGGTTTACCTGATGGCATGATTGCAGGAAATTGTACAACTTCCCACTGATCCGCGTTCTCATTTTTTTGAGCATTTAATAATCTTTGTGTTAAATCTTTTGTAGACCATCTTGTCATGACGACAACAATACGACCTCCTGGTTGAAGACGTTGTCTAGGTCCTGAAGTATACCACTCCCATGCATTATCAAATGCGGAAGGTGAGTTTACATCTTGCTCTGAATGTGGATCATCGATGATGAGTAGATCAGCACCTCTACCGGTTACCGCACCTTGGACACCGACAGCAAAGTATTCGCCGCCATCGGATGTATTCCAACGTCCTGCAGCTTTACTATCTTCTTGGAGTCTTGTATTAAAAATTTGTTGATACTCTTCTGAGTCAATTAAATGTTTTGCTTTACGACCAAAGTTTACTGCAAGCTCCGCTGTGTGAGTTGCTTGAATAATTTTTAATTTAGGATTCTGCCCGATCATAAAAGCAGGGAGAAAGAACGACGCAAATTCAGATTTAGTATGCCTAGGCGGCATGTTTATAATTAGACGGGTCAATTCTCCAGAAGCCAATCTATTAAATTTATCTGCTATGGTTTGATGATGGGACCCCTCTATAAAATCTGGCCACATTTTTTTTACAAAAGATAAAAAATTAGTCTTAACTTGCTTAAGTTCTTTTCTTTGATGTCGTTGTATAATCTGTATCTTGAGCTTCCTTCGCTCAATAGGGTCCTCTATTTTATTAATATCTTCAACAGTTAGCATACATTTAAATATGGGTGGTAAAGTATTATACACCATTAACAATGCAAATCAAACTATATAGGGTAGGTCTGGGACCCCTATAATTTTAAGGGGTATTCGCGTAAACATGAAAAGTTCGAATTCCGATATAGTTCCTTTAGGGTCCCCTTTAAGGGTGGGTCCCGCCCACATGCTCTTCTCTAAATGAGCTATGCAGTTTCTGCATAGGATAATGTAGGATAGGCCATGCAAAAACTGCATGGCCATTCTTCCTTAACGAAGTCTATGAGCAGTCTCCACTTGGGTGGATAGAGTCTTCCACTTTACGAGCAATATCCAACATCATACCTTTTGCATGACGCGCTGTGAACTTCCAACGAGTTTCGTTGCTCGCCCATCTGCCCTGAATATTTAAACCCATGTGCTTTGAGAAAATTTTATGCCAATCTCCTGGCAATTTATTGTACTCCGCACTTGATGGATAGAATTGATCCAAGATTAATTTTCGGATAACAACCTCATCGATTGTTTTTTCAGAAATTTCTGAAATTCCGATTGTCATTAAAAAGTGACCAATCTCGTCAGCCTCTTTTCTGATCGTCGGATCAATAGACTTAGTGTTAGGGTTCCACGCTTTGTGGCTAGTGTAGTGAACTTCTAATGGCATCGTATTCCTTTCGTTAAGTTAATAAATCCATTATGCACAGCCATCCTATAATGTCCACTATTAATTTAATTAATTTGGCACTTTAGTGCCTGTGGATAACTTTGGCACAAGATGTAGTGTTGCCTTTTTTCTTTTTTTAGGGTGGGCCCCGCCCACATGCTCTTATCTATTTTCTAGTGTGACGGGTATTTCTACCCGTCACTTTTTTAACTATGCTTTTTTATATATTACAGTATCACCTGCAATAAAATCTCCTGGTATACACATACGATTAGTTCTCTCTATCCATCTAAACCAAGCGTTAGTAGCACGAACATTTTTTTTAATAAACTTTGGTGCTTTCATTTTAGACTCTTCATCCATCCACATGTCAAACGTTCTTTTTGATATATCTTTATCATAACCAGATTGTCTCTCAATCGTTGAACATCCAATCAACTTGTATAATTCTTCAAGCGTTGGTTTTTTTGGAGCAGTCCAAACTTCTTCCGTTCCGTCTGTCTGCCATCTTATTACTTTATACATTGTATTCCTTTCGTTTATAAAAGAGTATCGCATAATATCCTATATTGTGTCAAGCCATTAAATTTATTTTTTTCTTTTTTTAGGGTGGGTCCCGCCCACATGCTCTTCTCTATAATTTTCTAGTGTGGCGCGAGTGTGTTAATCTCGCGCCACGTTTGGTTATTTATTTATCAAATTTAAACTCCATTTGTTTTTGCTTAACTATTTTATCAACTCGGTCAAAGGCTCGCTGTAATCGGATTTGTCTATTTTGCTCATCGACAAATTTATTAGTTTCACGCATTGACCATAGACCAAAACCAACGATTGCAAGCAACCCAATTATAAAAAATAATTCCATAATTATTTACTCGGTAAAGCTAACAGTGAATTAGGTAAATCTAATTGTATGTTAGCTGTTGCCATTTCTTTTTGCAACTCAACCAATGTTGGTTGAATGTGGCTTCCAGTATAAAGTATATTCAAACACTTTTTCTTTTTATTCTCTAGTGCATGAAATAATTTATGTTGAGCTCTAGCGTGGACTTCTGCCTCTTCATAACAAGCCTTTTTAATTTTCTTGTGTATGTAATCAACAGCGTCGTTATCATCATTAATATTAATGTTGATATTTTGCATATCCCACTTATTACGCTTTTTGATATTATTAAAAAGCTCAGTGATTTTATCCGCAACTATTTGAGCGTCAACTCTGAGATCATGTTCCATGGATTGTTTTTTACTTTGGAAATCTCTCAACGCTTTTTCTTTTTTTGCCATTTCTTTAATTAGAGCAGGCAAGTTTTTATTTATTACTTTAGCGAACTCATCACCAACCTCTTCAACTTTATCTTGGGCTTGTTGTGATATTTCACGCTCTACTTTATTTGACGCAAGACTAAACTCATCTCTTACAAAGTCTTTGTAATGGTCAACGTGGTCTTTTC